ATGGCTAGTGAATTCGGTCAATACATCGACCAGAAACGCCGTGGCAGAGGAGTTGACGGCACAGACATAATGCTGAAGGACATCGCCAACACAATGGGTGTCACTGCGACGTACCTTTCAGACATTATCAAAGGAAGGCGCAATCCACCTGAAATGAGGCTTCTCGAAAAGATAGCCGAGGCTTTGCATTTAGACGAAAATGAGCGCACAGAACTGCTCGACCTTGCGGGGCGCGAACGGGCAGAAGCCGCTCCCGACCTACCAGAGTACATTATGGACGCTAATCTGCCGCATGTCCGAATCGCACTGCGCCGTGCCAACAGTAAAAATCTCGGAGACGACTTCTGGAAGAAGATCGTGGAAGAGATGGATGATAAGGAGTAAGACTTGCCTATGGCCGATATTAATAATGGTCTTGTACCTCGCTATTCAAAAGATGACCTCGATTCAGTGGCAACGGATTTCCTCTTAGAATTCTATCCGAAGGCGCTGGAAAGCCCCATGCCAGTGCCTATTCGCCACATCGTCACAAAGAAGATGGGATTACGCATACTCGAACGTCACCTGACCGAAGATTTAAGCATCTATGGACAAATGTGCTTCACAAATGGCATTACCGAAATCTATGACCCCGAAAATGAGGAGTACAAGGAAATCAAGGTGCGCTGGGGAACTATGATAGTCGACCCCAACACACTTAATCAACGCAACATTGGCTGCCTGAACAACACCTATGCCCATGAAGGGTTCCATTGGTGGAAGCACCGCGATTATCACATTCTTCAATCAGTGCTGGACAAACGAGCAGCTATCGTTTACAAATGCCCCACTGCCAAACCCAACGAATCCAATCATGATGAATGGACTGATGAGATGTGGATGGAGTGGCAAGCCGTAAACATCGCGCCACGTATTCTTATGCCTGTTCAGACTTTCGGCACGATGGTCGAGCGATTCGAATCAGAGTTGTTGGTTGACACGAATAAAACGCGGAGGTTTATTTCCGCACGTAGTTGGATAATCAAGAAACTTGCGGACTTCTATGTTGTCTCAAAGGAGTCTGCCGGTATCAGGCTCGATGAACTGGGTCTCCTCATTTCTTGAAGATGAGGTACCCTATTCCGAGCCTCTTCAGTGTGACTATATTTTTTTGCTGAATAACTTCGCTGAAAAGCTTTGAAGCGTTTGTGCTAATTTTATAAGGGGGACACGCATTGGAAAAGAAAAAAATGAAATGCCCAAACTGTGGCCGCCGTGCATTTGACATATCCCGATTGCCATTAGAGGAGTTGGAGGTAACGCTCAAATGTCCACAGTGCGGGAAGTTCATATCAGTTCCCTGTAATGAAAAGTCGGAACTGAAAGGCACAAAAACATAACGCTGCGCCGAAAGGAGGTGATGCACATGATGTAAGTGCTTACAGCACTACTTCACGGCAAGCCCGTGACCTGCGCCTAACAGCGCAACCAATTAACAGCATCCATTAAATTCATACCGAGCAACGGAGCCGAGTAAGAGCTACCAAATGGCCGGATGAGTTACGAAACGTTGAGTTCGTATCTCATCCGGCTTTTTGCGTTTCGTGACCATTCGGCTCTTTTTTGTAGCCTGCTTGGCTCCTTTGCCAATTCGAAAGGAGCCAAACTATGACAAACAACAAGTCTTTCAAACCCACTCCCATCCCTCACCGATCCAAGTTCGGTGAACCGATGCAATACTATGTCCTATCCGAGGACGGCGAACAGGAATCCAAAGTAACACGAGCAGTGTGCTTTGCTCGTACAGAAGAACCCGAGAACCCATTCCCGCAACGCTGGTATGTCGACGAGGAAGCCGGTCTCGTTGTCCGCTTGTCTCGCAATCAAATGGGTGAAGAACTCGCCCGCGATAATATGCGATTTATCTGGCGTGAAGCAAAGTATCAAGAACGGCGCTTTGCTTGCCTACTTAAAGGGACAGAAAAATGCGATGGCTGGAAAACAGCCGAAGACGGCTCACGGAAATGCGATGTCTGTCAACGTCGGTTCAAAAGCCGAACCATAGAGTTGGATGCGCTTTTTCAACGTGAGGATAGTGGTAACGGTGACAAAAAGGAAACACGATACGAACCCGCCGACCCGAATGATCTCGAATCGATCATAGAAGAAAAAGCCCTGCTCGATACCCTCTATGCCGCCCTCGCTACCCTTGCCCAAGAAGACCTCGACCTTATTAAAGATATCTTCTGGAATGGCAAAACCGAACGCGAACTTGCACCTTCGCTCGGATATAAGCAGTCCAAAAGCGTTAACAAGCGCAAGCACAAGATCCTTGAAACTCTGCGCCAGAACGAAGCCTTAAAGGAATTCTTTAAATAGCCGACCTCCGCCGGTACGCAACCGCTCCTCTCCTGTCTGTAGACGGTAGAGGGGCGGTTAAGTCTTCTCGGAAATGGAGGTAAGAAAATGCAAACAAAACCAAATGACAGAGACACGAATTTGCACAATGCCGAGCTGGATGAAGAACTCGCAGGCATCTTAACGGCAATTAGCGTCGTGTCCAAACGTCTCGCCAAAAAGTTGCTCGCACTTCAAAGGCAGGATAAGTCCACCGAGGGAGGAGGTGTACCAGATGAGCAAGATGAGTGAACTCGACCTCTGTGTAGGCGAACTTCGGAGCGCAGCGCAGTCCCTGAACTCGGTAGCTGACAGCCTGACGGCTCTATTCGGAAGTTGTCAATCCGAAGCATCGACACAACCAGAATCAAAGTCATCCCCGAAACCTTTCACTCTGGAAGAAGTGCGAGCCGTTCTTGCAGAAAAATCTCGAAGCGGTCATACCGCCAAGATTCGGGAATTGCTCGAAAAGCATGGTGCATCGAAGCTGTCGGAGATAGACCCCGCTAAATATGCCGCCCTGCTTGCAGAAGCGGAGGTACTGGGCAATGGGTAAACATGCGCTTCTCTCTGCTTCTTCAAGTCACCGATGGCTGAACTGCCCACCTTCGGCCAGGCTCTGCGAGCAATACGAGGACAAAGGCAGCAGTTATGCTCAGGAAGGCACGGATGCCCACACCCTCGGCGAGTATAAGCTGAAAACCGCACTCGGTATACGCGCCAAAGACCCAACCGCCAGCCTGACCTACTACTCCGAGGAGATGGAGGAATGTGCCAACGGATACGCCGCCTACATCATGGAACTGGTGGAAACGGCAAAGCAGAATTGCGCCGACCCTGTGGTGCTGATTGAGCAGCGTCTCGACTTTTCTAAGTATGTCGAGGGTGGCTTTGGCACCGGCGACTGCGTGATCATCGCTGACGGCACGCTCAATGTAATTGACTTTAAAATGGGTGCCGGAGTCCTCATAGCAGCAGACGACAACCCGCAAATGAAACTATACGCCTTGGGTGCTCTGGAGTTGTTTGACGGCATCTATGATATCGACACAGTCAGCATGACCATTTATCAGCCAAGGCGGGATAACATCAGTACCCACACGGTTTTCAAAGAATCACTTTATCAGTGGGCAGCAGAAACCTTAAAACCTATCGCAGAACTTGCCTACGACGGTGAGGGCGAATTCCGGTGTGGTGATTGGTGCCAGTTCTGCAAGGCGAAGCATGACTGCCGCAAACGAGCAGAACAAAACCTTGAACTCGCAAAATACGAATTCAAGCTGCCTCCCCTTTTGGAAAATGATGAAATCGAATCCATTCTTGGCAAGATAGACGATCTTGTTTCGTGGGCTTCGGACATCAAGGACTACGCTTTGCAAACCGCGCTCAGTGGCAAGCATTGGTCAGGTTGGAAACTGGTTGAAGGACGTTCTAACCGCAGATACACAAACGATCAGGCAGTCGCTGATGCCGTCAGCGCGGCAGGTTACGACCCATATGAACACAAGGTGATGGGCATCACTGCAATGGAAAAGGCTCTCGGCAAGGTAAGGTTCTCCGAACTGCTCAGCGGTCTGATCGAGAAGCCCCAAGGCAAACCAACGCTCGTACCGGAGGGCGACAAACGTCCGGCAATCCATACAGCAAAACACGATTTTAATGATTATGAGGAGGAAAATTCCAATGGCTAACACGACAAACAATGTAAACACACAGGCTCAAAACCCTATGAAGGTTATCACAGGACCCGATACTCGCTGGTCTTACGCTAATGTGTGGGAAGCGAAATCCATCAACGGCGGCACGCCGAAGTTCTCGGTATCACTCATTATCCCCAAGTCCGATACCAAGACCATCGCTAAAATCAAGACAGCGATTGAAGCGGCTTACCTCGAAGGTGAGGCGAAACTTAAAGGCAACGGTAAAACCGTACCGCCCCTTGCCGCCCTCAAGACACCGCTCCGTGATGGCGACACCGAAAGACCCGATGATCCCGCTTACAACAATGCCTATTTTATCAACGCCAACAGCGCGACCGCACCGGGCGTGGTGGATGCAGACCGTCAGCAAATTATAAACCGCTCAGAAGTTTACAGTGGTGTATATGGCAGAGCGAGCATTAATTTCTACGCTTTCAACAGTAACGGCAATAAAGGCATTGCCTGTGGCCTGAACAACCTGCAGAAAATCCGCGACGGCGAACCCCTCGGCGGTAAATCCCGTGCAGAGGATGATTTTGCCTCCTACGACGACGAGGATTTCCTCGGATAAATACATTACACAACTACGGAGGGCGGCAGGGCAACTTGCCGCCTTTTTCGATTATGGAGGTCTTATGAAAACATTATCCATAGATATTGAAACCTATAGCGGCTACGACCTTTCCAAAAGCGGTGTGTACAAGTACGCCGAGTCGCCCGACTTCGATATTCTCCTGTTCGCTTATTCCGTAGATGGCGACGATGTTCAGGTCATCGACCTTGCGGCGGGCGAACATCTACCGCCGGAAATCCTCAACGCACTAACAGACGATAATGTTCAAAAATGGGCGTTCAACGCCAATTTTGAGAGGGTCTGTCTCTCTCGATACCTTTCGGATATGGACATCAGTCTTGACCCCTTCGCCGACAACCACCACTCTGCTGAAATCCTCGGCAAGGCGAAATACCTTAACCCCGCATCATGGCGTTGTGCAATGGTCTGGTCAGCATACATGGGTTTGCCCCTCTCCCTCGAAGGCGCGGGAGCGGTATTGGGACTTGAGAAGCAGAAACTAACCGAGGGCAAGGATCTCATCAGATACTTCTGCTCACCCTGTAAACCCACCGCCACAAACGGGCAAAGAACACGGAATTTGCCGGAGCACGCCCCCGACAAATGGGAAGCGTTCAAAACATACAATCGCCGTGACGTAGAGACGGAACTCTCTATCCGCGAGCGGCTCTCCAAGTTTCCCGTGCCTGAAAATGTATGGGAAGAATACGCCCATGACCAAGAGATTAACGATCGTGGCGTAGCTTTGGACATGACGCTCGTGCGCAATGCCATCAAGGCGGATGCACGCTCCCGTATCGTGTTGACCCGATTAATGAAGGAACTAACTGATCTGGATAATCCAAATTCGGTACAACAAATGAAACAGTGGCTCGCCGATAACGGCATGGAAACCGACTCCCTCGGCAAAAAGGCAGTCGCGGAGTTGCTCAAAGATGCGCCGGAGCCTCTTGGAAAAGTCCTATCACTCCGTCAGCAATTGGCGAAATCCTCGGTCAAGAAATATCAGACGATGGAGAACGCCGTCTGTGCTGACGGCCGCGCCCGTGGAATGTTCCAGTTCTACGGCGCTAACAGAACCGGCAGATGGGCTGGACGGCTAATACAAATGCAAAATCTCCCACAGAATCATCTGGTCGACCTTGAACAAGCTCGTTCATTAGTGCGCAAGGGCGACTTCGATGCCATCGAATTGCTCTATGACAACATTCCCGAGGTACTCTCCCAGTTGATTCGCACAGCGTTCGTGCCGAAGGATGGCTGTAAGCTAATCGTCGCTGACTTTTCGGCGATTGAAGCCCGTGTCATCGCTTGGCTTGCCGGAGAGCGATGGCGAAACGATGTGTTTGCCACCCATGGCAAGATTTATGAAGCGTCGGCAAGCCAGATGTTCAATGTTCCGATTGAGGAAGTTACCAAGGGTAGCCCGCTACGACAAAAAGGAAAGATTGCCGAACTTGCCCTTGGCTATGGCGGCTCGGTCGGCGCTCTCAAAGCAATGGGCGCCTTGGATATGGGTTTGTCGGAAGATGAACTCCGTCCGCTCGTTTCCGCTTGGCGGTCGGCGAACCCAAATATCGTGCAATTTTGGTGGGATGTTGACCGCGCCGCTATGAGGGCAGTCAGGGACAGGACAATGACCGAAACCCACGGCATCCGCTTCGGCTACCAAAGCGGGATGCTATTTATCACGCTTCCATCCGGCAGACGGCTTTCCTACGTCAAGCCCCGTATCGGTACAAATCAGTTCGGCTCGGACTGCGTAACCTACGAAGGTGTCGGCGGCACAAAGAAATGGGAGCGTATTGAAAGTTACGGTCCCAAGTTTGTGGAGAATATTGTGCAGGCGACAAGTCGGGATATTTTATCCTTCGCCATGCAGACACTCCGTCATTGCTCCATCGTGATGCACATCCACGACGAAGTCGTAATCGAAGCCGACCCAAGGATGTCTACCGAGATTTTGTGTCAGCAAATGAGCCGGACGCCGCCTTGGGCGGAGGGGCTTCTGCTTGTTGCCGATGGGTTCGATTGCTCGTTTTATAAAAAAGATTAAATGCCAGTACGCAAAACAACCCCTCCTGTCTGTAGGCAGTAGAGGGGTTGTTGCCTCTCGAAAATAACTTTTCAGGAGGTTCAATATGTACGGATTACAAGTGTTCTCCTATGAGGGGAACGAAGTCAGGACTGTTCAAAAGGGTAGCGAAATTTTCTGGGTACTTAAGGATGTGTGCGGCATTCTCGGGATTGAGAAATATCGCGACGCAGCAGCACGATTAGACGACGATGAAAGGGAGCCGGTATTAGTGGACACCCTTGGTGGCCGACAAGAAATGATCGCAGTTACTGAAAGCGGGCTTTACAGCATTATTTTGTTATCCCGTAAGCCCGAAGCCAAAAAGTTCAAACGCTGGGTCACCCATGAAGTGCTTCCTACCATCCGCAAGCACGGCGCGTATGTCACTCCCGCCAAATTAGAAGAGTTGATGAACGATCCCGACTCTTGGATTAAAGTGCTGACCGCACTTAAGGAAGAGCGCACCGCCAAGGAACGGCTGCAACTGGAGGCCACCGAGAATAAGCCAAAGGTTATCTTCGCCGATGCGGTGTCAGTATCAGACGGAACCATCCTAATTGGTGAGTTGGCGAAAATCCTCAAAGGCAACGGTGTCGAAATCGGTCAGAACCGTCTGTTTGAAAAACTGCGTCAGGACGGCTACCTCATCAAGCGCAAAGGGACTGATTATAACGCACCAACCCAAAAGGCGATGGAACTGGGGCTTTTTAGGGTCAAGGAAACTGCCATCACTCATTCGGACGGACACGTCACCATCAGCAAGACCACAAAAGTCACGGGCAAAGGGCAGCAGTATTTCATCAATCTGTTTCTTGGGAAGGAGCTATAAACAATGGTGTCTGAAAGAAAACAATCCGTTAAAGCGGCTCTGAAGAAGATTGGCAAGGCGGTCTGGTCAGCGTTTCCGTGGATATTGATGTGGATTGGGCTGACCTGCTTCTTCTCGCTCCTGTTTATCAGCGCAGACAAAAGTGCGGAGCGAGCTAAACAGCTTGCCGCACTCGAAGCCGAGAATGCCATGTACGAATCGGTAAACACCCGCCTTGATGAAGAAATCGACTGGCTGCGTTCGCTCGTAGAGCAGTATTACCAAGGGGAGGTGCCTGATGGACAAGTACAACAGTGAGGGCTATCCCGACCCGACTGCCTATGAAGCACTCTCGGCGGTTGCCAAATCGGAAGTCCCATTAAAAACCTACCGACCGCTTGTTTATATCGCATCGCCGTTCTCCGGGGATACGGAATACAACATTAGGAGAGCACAGGGTTATTGCCGCGTTGCCGTTTCCAAGGGGTGCATCCCGCTTGCACCCCACCTCCACTACCCGCAGTTCATGGATGACGATGACAGAGAGCAGCGAGAATTGGGGATGTTCTTTGCCCTTGTCCTGCTTGGTAAATGCGATGAACTTTGGGTTTTCGGCAAGCCTTTCGATGGTATGTCTCGTGAAATCGCCAAGGCAAAAAAGCGCGGCATGCCTATCAAATACTACAACCACAAATGCGAGGAGGTAATCGGCGATGGAAGCTGAGAAAACTGAACCAACAACTGTTAGCACAAATTTCGATGTCTGGAAGGAAACTCTCACACCCGAATTCATCGCTAGTCATCAGTTCATCGTTTTGTCATGCGGAGCCTGTCCCGCATTTGGAAAGACATGCAACAAATATGATACGACCTGCAGAGGTAACTTCTTGAACTGGGCGCGCGGTAGATTTGTAGATGAGGAGGTCTCGGAAGAATGCAAGAAATGAAAATATCCTATGGCGACAGCCGTCTGTCAAAACGGTGGATCAATAAAAAGACCACATTTGATGGATTGTGCGAGCGATTCAAAGTCACTCGCCGCACAACTGAAACTGTCGCAGAATACAAGAAATTCACCAAAGACCGTCGCGATGCCGCAAAAGATGTAGGCGGCTATGTTCTCGGGCATCTCAAGGGTGGCAGACGTAAAAAGGATACGGTAGAAAGCCGCTCGGGGATAACCCTTGATGCCGACCACGCCGGTAGTAATTTTATTGACACCGTTGAGATGTTGTTCTCGCACAAGTGTGTGGTCTACTCCACCCATAGCCATACACCCGAAGAACCCCGGCTTCGCATGGTTATTCCACTTGCCCGCGAGGTTTCGCCGGACGAATACGCTGCTGTTTCCCGACTGGTCGCGGAAGTCATCGGCATGGACTTCTTTGATGACAGCACCTATGAACCGGAGCGTTTGATGTACTGGCCGTCCACGCCATCTGACGGTGAATATATTTTTAAAGAAATCGATGGCGATGTCCTCGATCCAGACGCATACCTCTCCAAGCTCTCCGATTGGCACGACTGCTCACTCTGGCCTACATCAAGCCGTCAGTCTGAGGTGATACAGCGCAGTATTAGGCAACAGCAAGATCCGCTCGAAAAAGATGGCGTGGTCGGCGCTTTCTGCCGCGCTTATCCGATTGAGGATGTGATTGCAACATTTCTATCTGATGTATACGAAGCGTCGGCAATGAGCGGACGTTATGACTATATCCCCGCTGATAGTTCGGCGGGCGTGGTGCTGTATGAAAGCAAATGGTCGTATTCGCATCACGCCACCGACCCCGCCTGTGGCAGGCTGTTAAACGCCTTTGACCTCGTTCGCATCCATAAGTTCACCGACCTTGACGAAAAGGCGGGCTTTAAGGCGATGAGCGCACTGGCAGTACAGGATGAAAATGTAAAACTACTGCTCGCCGAGGAACGCATTGCCAAGGCTGAAAGCGACTTTGATGAAGATGCTGATTGGAAATCCCAGCTTCAGCGTGAGAAAAGTGGCATCCTCTCCAATACCCTCGGCAACCTGCTCCTTATCCTGAACAACGATGAAACGTTAACGGGTATCCGACATAATCGCCTCGCCAACCAGATATACGGGGACGAATTGCCCTGGGAACGTCCACATAAGCCTTGGCGGGATGTCGATACAGCCCAGCTTGTGGCTTTCGTCGATAAACGCTATGGTACATTTTCGGCTCGAAATTATGAACTTGCGCTGGCTAAGGTTGCCGACGACCGTGCTTATCATCCGATTCGGGAATACCTCGAAGGCTTACCCGAATGGGATAGAATTCCTCGAATCGACACACTGCTTATTGATTACCTCGGTGCGGAAGATTCGCCTTATACCAGAGCCGTCACCCGCAAAACCCTCGTAGCAGCGGTGGCTCGGATTATTAGCCCCGGCACAAAGCATGACTCCATCCTTGTCCTCAATGGCAAGCAGGGTATCGGAAAATCCACACTCTTCTCCAAACTGGGACAGCAATGGTATTCCGACAGCCTTTCAATATCTGACATGAAAGATAAAACCGCCCCGGAGAAGCTTCAGGGCTACTGGATACTCGAGCTCGGGGAGCTTGCGGGCATTAAGAAAATGGATGTCGAGACAGTAAAATCCTTTATCACCCGCACCGATGATAAGTATCGTCCTTCGTATGGCCGGGCGGTTGAGAGCCACCCGCGCCAATGTATTATCGTGGGTACGACCAATTCAGACGGCGGATTTTTGCGGGACATCACGGGCAACCGACGCTTCTGGCCTGTTTGGGTATCCGGCGAGAGTAAATACCGCGCTTGGGAGCTTGCGGACATAGATCAGATTTGGGCAGAAGCCTTCGTAAAATACCAAGGCGGCGAAGAATTGTTCTTAAAAGGCGATGTTGCTATGGCGGCGTTTGCCGAACAGCGTAACGCTATGGAAAACGACGAGCGCGAGGGCATGGTTTTAGATTACCTTGAAACCCTGCTCCCTGAAAGCTGGGACGCAATGGATATTTATCGCAGGATCGAATACATCCGTTCTCCTGACGACCCAACAAGAACGAGCGGAAGCGTCCGCAGGAATCAAGTCTGCGTAATGGAGATATGGTGTGAGTGCTTTGGTAAGACCCGCGAGTCCATAAAGAAAGCTGATTCCTATGAAATCCAAGGCATCTTGAACCGTATCGGCGGCTGGTCTCTATTCGACGGAAATAAGACCGGCAAAAAATTCTTGCCCATTTATGGCATTCAGAGGGTGTTCGTCAGAACGGAATGAAGCATTTTTATTGCCTGTCTGCTCGTTTTGGGGCTTCGGCAACCAAACTCGGCAAAGTCGCAAGCCCCTAATAAATCAGTGTTCTACGATTGCTCTTTCCCTTATTGCCCATTTTATTCTACTAATTTATATAGGTAAGGATAAGGGTAATAGGCACACGGGAAACGCACGCGTAGTAATTATAGGAAAAATCGGGCAATCGGCAAATGAGAAATTGGAGGTTATCGTGAGAGAGAAAACCATAGAACAGAAACTCGTCCAAGCAGTCAAAGCAATGGGTGGTATCGCACTTAAATTTACAAGTCCCGGTTTTGATGGGATGCCCGACCGCCTTATTCTCCTGCCGCGGGGCAAAATCGCCTTTGTTGAAGTGAAGCGGTATGGGGAGAAACCTCGACCTTTGCAGGAAGCGCGACATGGGATGCTTCGGCGGTTGGGTTTTACGGTCTACGTTTTGGACGATGGAGCGCAAATTAGAGAAATTTTAGAGCAGATTGGAGGTGGTGCCGAATGAAGTTCATACCGCATGATTACCAGCGATATGCGACCGAATATATCAAGGAAAACACTGTCGCAGCTGTGTTCCTCGATATGGGCTTGGGTTAGGCAAGACGGTGTTAACACTAACCGCCATCGCCGACCTGCTGTTTGACAGCTTTGAAATCGGAAAGATTCTTGTTATTTGTCCGCTTCGCGTTAGTGCAGTCTGGGTTGAAGAAATAAGTAAATGGGAGCATCTCTCCGACCTGAGATTATCCGTTGCTGTCGGCACGGAGACGGAGCGCAAAGCGGCGCTTCAGGCTAAAGCAGATATTTACGTAATCAACCGCGAAAACGTAGTGTGGCTGATCGAGGACAGCGGCATCCCTTTCGATTTCGACACCCTGGTGGTTGATGAACTATCCAGCTTCAAGAACCACCAGACAAAGCGGTTCAGGTCATTGATGAAGGTTCGCCCCAAGGTAGTACGCATCATCGGTCTGACAGGAACACCGAGTAGTAACGGTTTGATGGATTTATGGGCTGAGTACCGGCTTCTCGACATGGGTCAGCGGCTCGGACGGTTCATCGGGCAGTATCGCAGCACATACTTTACACCCGACAAAAGAAACGGTCAGGTCATATTCAGCTACAAGCCTCTGCCGTTTGCTGAAAAAGAAATATACGCCAAAATCGCCGACATTACCATATCGATGAAATCTACTGACCACTTGATCATGCCGGAACTGGTAACCGCTGGGTATCCTGTGAAGCTATCAGACAAAGAGCGTGAGCGATACGACGAACTGCGGCAGGATTTGGTGTTAAAACTGGCTGGTGGCGATGTCACTGCCGCCAATGCCGCCGCCCTATCAGGAAAGCTCTGCCAGATGGCGAATGGTGCGGTCTATGGCGACGACGGCACAGTCCACTACATCCACAACCGCAAACTGGATGCCCTTGAGGATTTAATCGAAGCCGCCAACGGCAAGCCCGTTCTCGTGGCTTACTGGTTCAAGCACGATTTGGAGCGAATATCAGCAAGGCTGAAAGAACGGAATATATCATTTACAAAATTGGATACATCGGACAGTATCGCAAGCTGGAACGAGGGCAAATGGCCTGTCGCCTTAATCCACCCCGCTTCTGCCGGACACGGATTGAATCTACAGTCGGGCGGCTCCACGATTATTTGGTTCGGGATGACGTGGAGTTTAGAGCTCTACCAGCAGGCCAATGCCCGTCTTTGGCGGCAGGGTCAGAAAGCTGAAACGGTGGTTCTCCACCACATTATCGCCAAGGACACCATTGACGAACGGGTAATGAAAGCCCTGTCCGCCAAGGACAAAACACAAACCGCCTTAATTGATGCGGTAAAAGCAAATCTATGACAATCTATGGAGTCAAAAGCTGCCAATCCGAGGGGATTAAATTATCGGAGGTAGCCTATGAACAAACCAAAACTATCGGCAAAGGATTATTTGTCCCAAGCTTATCGCATAGACCAGCGTATCAATAGCAAGATTGAGCAGGTGCAGTCATTGCGAGAACTCGCCGGAAAAGCAAGTGCCACTCTGTCCGATGTGCCGCCAAGCAAGGGAAACCGCAATGTTCACCGCATGGAAGATGTTATCGCCAAGATGGTAGACCTGGAGTCTGAAATCAACGCTGACCTGACTCGCCTGATAAATCTGAAGCATGAAATCGTCACGGTGATTAAGTGCGTGGAAAGCCCCGAACTCCAGACGCTTCTGGAATTAAGGTATTTGTGTTTCAAGACATGGGAACAGATAGCGGTCGAGCTGCATTTCGACCTTCGCTGGGTTTACCGGCTTCACGGCCGGGCTTTGGACGAGATCGATGCTATACGCCACTGTTGACCACTATAATTCCGCTTAGAAGCCTGTTATTATTAAAATGGCAAAATTAAATGCACACACGAGCCTCGCGGGAGCAATCCCACGGGGCTTTTCTTATGCGCAGAACAGGAGGTGCAACGTGCCATATAAAGCAAAGAAACCCTGTGCCTACCCTGGCTGCGCCAAGCTGGCCACGGGTAGGTACTGTGAGGAACATCAGAAACAGGAAGCCAAACGATATAACAGATACGACCGCGACCCCGACAGCAATAAACGCTACGGTAGAACGTGGAAACAAATCCGTGCAGCGTTCCTGTCGGCGAACCCACTGTGCGTGATGTGTAAAGAAGACGGTAGACTTACTCCCGCCACCCTTGCACATCACAAGGTCAAGCTGACCGACGGCGGCACAAACGACTGGGAGAATATGATGGCGCTTTGTCAGGAATGCCACTCAAGACTTCACGCTGGGCAAGGCGACTACTTTTAAGTTCAGACCGAGGGGCGGTCTCAATCCCTGTGACTTCTAAGGTGGACAGCGCGCTTGGCCTGCCGTGCAAATTATTCAAAAATCAAAAATCAAAAAATCAAAACGGAAATCAAAATCAAAAACGAGGTGATGACAATGCCCAGCGGAGGCTATCGTCCGGGGGCAGGCCGTCCTCGGAAAAATCCAATCGATAAAAAGCTTGAAGGCAAAACTTCTGGCGCAAATGCTGCAACTCAGCCAAAACCAAAAAAGGTCAATTCCAAAAATGTGATGACGGACTACTTCTCCATTGCGATGAAGGAATGCGAAAAAGAAGTGCCATCTGCAGATGTACTGCGAAATGAAATTGAGGAATACATCGTGGCTCGCGGCTGTGATGGTTATGTCGCGCCACAGACAATTACAGATTATGTGCTGAACAGACAGGGTTTCCTTGCCTGCGAAGCCATGAACCGTAAAATCGGACGAATGACCAAGGAACTGAAGCTCTCGCCCTACGTCACGGCAGGCGCTCAGTATTACAAGGCGATGCAAGGCGACTTTAACCTGATTATGCAAATCATCAATCGCCACAGCAACACGCAGGGCGAAGAAAAGAACGCCTTTCTCGAATTGCTAACAAACAGGGGGTTTTAGTATATGAAATCGACAGAACGATTTGAAAAAGTGAATATAGACCGTCTCGTCCCATATGCAAGGAACGCCCGCACCCATAGCAAGGAGCAGATATTACAGCTTCGCTCCTCCCTGCGCGAGTTCGGTTTCGTCAACCCGGTCATCGTGGATAAAGACCTGAATATTATCGCAGGGCATGGACGCATTATGGCAGCACGGGAAGAAGGTTTGACCGAAATCCCCTGCGTGTTTGTGGAGCATCTGACCGAAGCGCAGAAGCGGGCGTATATTCTTGCTGATAACAGACTGGCACTCAATGCCGGATGGGACGAGGAACTTTTAGCTCTGGAATTTGCCGACCTCAAGGAGCTCGGCTTCGACCTCGAAATTACGGGCTTTGACGCCGACGAGATTGAAAAACTCTTCGCCGACCCCGGCGGGGACGTAGCTGACGACGATTTCGACTTGACAGCCGCTCTTGAACAGGCGGCTTTTGTTTTACCCGGAGATGTTTGGACGCTGGGACGGCACCGACTCATTTGTGGCGATGCCACGGTATCGGAAACTGTTAAGAAGCTGATGGATGGTCGCAAAGCCAATCTTGTCCTGACAGATCCCCCTTACAACGTCAGCTTTGAATCTGTGAGCGGACTAAAAATCAAGAACGACAGCATGAAGGCAGAACAGTTCTACATCTTTTTGCTGTCGGCATTTAAGAATCTTTATGAGAACCTCGCCGATGGCGGGGCTTTTTACTGCTTCCATTCGGATTCGGAGAAGGTGAACTTCTTTCGTGCCTGTGTGGACGCGGGGTTTCATTACTCCACGACTTGCATCTGGGTGAAAAACGCCCTCGTGCTTGGGCGGGGTGATTACCAGCAAATGCACGAGCCGGTGCTGTATGCCTTTAAGAATACCTCCAAACACAAGTGGTATTCCGACCGCAAGCAGACCACCATTTGGAACTTCGATAAACCAAAGAAAAACGCCGATCACCCGACAAGCAAACCCCTCGACCTGCTGGCATACCCGATTACCAACAGCAGTCAGGCAAACGCCATCGTGCTGGACACTTTCGGAGGCTCCGGCTCAACGCTCATTGCCTGCGAGCAGCTTGATCGCAACTGCTACATGCTCGAATTGGACGAAAAGTATGCTTCGGTTATTTTACGTAGGTATGCCGAGTACAAGCAAAACGGCGGCGAGGATATCACCTGTGAGCGTGACGGCAAGGTATTCCAATATGCCGATCTCGTGAAAGAGGTGGCTTTAATATAGTCAAAAACAATATGTGGCTCTTCCAAGTATGATTTTATTCTCAGCGGCATTGTGTCATACACACAATAACAAGGGGCTGTATTTCCTTGATATTCGGTGCATTTATTATCACATAATCGCTTGCTATTAAAGGCGTTCAGAGTGATATATGTAGTGCGCGGAGGACAAAAAACCCCTGCAAAATCAAGGAAAATGGAGGAAACGAACATGAGACTTTCTTACAACGTAACAGGCTCTGAACGCAAATCACTGGTCGCAGCCATCAGCCATGAACTAAACGCCCCGACCAATTACCTCGGAGCGCCGACATTCGCCTACGAGATTGGCGGCTACCACATCGACAAGACCGGCACAGTCACGGGCGAGGACAACCGGGAGCTGGTCGCTAACCTTTGCGGTTTGCACAGCTTCAAGGCAGTCACCGAAGAATACGATGAGCTGGCGACTGGACCCGAAAGCTGCACATACCAAACGGAACTCAGCGACCGCCTGACCATCGAAATACCCCTTGACGGCTTTACACCTGAAAAACTCGACAACCTCTCCAAACTGGTGAATGCCAAAGCCCCGCTTCTCAAGGCGTCGATCGGAACGGATGACCTGCCGATTAAGCAGACCACCGACACATTGCAGTTCCCCTGGTTTAAAGGAACGATTGATGCGGAACACACAGAAGCCTACGCCACGCTGATCAGCCTGCTTTGCAAAACCGCAATTGAAAAGAAGCGTATCACGGCAAGAGAAAAAGACATCGACGGCAACCCGAAATACGCCATGCGGTGTTTCCTGCTCTCCCTTGGCTTCATCGGCGACGAGTACAAAGCAGCTCGAAAGATATTACTTTCAAGGCTTGAGGGCAATTCAAGCTGGAAAGGCGGCAAGAAAATGGAGGTGGCAGACAGTGAATAGTTTCATTTCAAAAGCAGCCCTCGAAGCACGGAGGGCAAGGTACAAGAAAGGCGCTCGTGTTGAACTGATTTCCATGACTGACCCCTACACCAAGCTGAAACCCGGCGACACGGGAACGGTAGACTTCGTAGACGACACAGGCACGGTTTTCATTATCTGGGACAGCGGCTCACATCTCGGAGCGGTTTTTGGTGAGGATGAAATCAGACTGCTTTCCAAAGCCGAGGTTGTCAAAGCACAATGTCGTAAGGTGGCGTCCACGGGGCGCACGAATATGTTCGATACCAAAGCAGTGTTCAAAATTGCGATGGAGATGGGATTCAACGAATTAGCGAACTTCATTTCCACGGACACCAAGCGATATGCAAATCTGATATTGACGGGGGAACTCGAAAATGTGGAGTGAAGGAATTATCTACTGCCCATCGACAGGCAGCAAGTACAAATACTGGGTCAAGCATTTTGAAGAAAGCTCTCCGTTCGGTATCGACGGCGGCAAAATCAGCAAGCTGACACTACGCAAGTTCGGCGAAAGCCACGACGTAGTTAACTACGACAGGGGTTGGGATATCAAGCCCACCGATGAGGTCAAGGCGGTCTACACCATCATCCTCGGCAAGTACAACTAAACACGAAACAACCGAAAGACAGACACCCCGACAAGGGACTGTCTCTCGTACAGATAGATTTTGATGACTTCTTCGGAGGTCTTTTATTTTGCGCGAAAGGAGGATGACGATGCCTGATTTCAAATACAAACCAACACCACTCATGCTGCCGACCAGCCGATACGATGTACGGCGAGCGGATTTTGCGGTTAATTTTATATCCATGCTCAAGCACACCACCGGCGAATGGTATGGAAAACCTTTTCAGTTGATGCCGTGGCAGGAGCAAATTATTCGTGATATTTTTGGTATCGTCGGAGAGGACGGTTATCGGCAGTTTCGCACGGCGTATGTTGAGGTCGGTAAGAAAAACGGTAAGTCGGAACTGGCGGCGGCAATCGCCCTCTACCTCCTGTTCGCCGATGGCGAAGCGGGTGCCGAGGTCTACTCCTGTGCCGCCGACATCAATCAGGCGAGTATTGTTTTCAATACTGCCAAAGCGATGGTCGAGCAATGCGGCGATCTGGCAAAGCTGTCAAAACTTGTGCCGTCAACCAAGCGGATTATATTCCCGCACACCAACAGTTTTTATAGAGTGCTGTCCTCGGAAACAAAGTCCAAACAAGGCTTCAATGTTTCCGGTCTTATATTTGATGAACTCTTCGCCCAGCAGACCCGCGAACTGTTCGATACCATGACCAAGTACACGGGTGACGCCAGACGGCAGCCCCTCTACTTTCTCATCACTACAGCGGGAAGGGATAAGACGAGCATCTGTTATGAAATCCACCAAAAAGCTAAAGCGGTTATGGATGGCTCAAAAATTGATCCATCCTTCTATCCTGCCGTATTCGGCATTGAAGAAGATGATGATTGGAACGACGAAGCCGTCTGGCGACGGGTCAATCCATCCATCGGCGTAACGATTCCCTTTGAAACGGTGCAGGCTGCCTATGAACAGGCGAAACAAAACCCTGCTGAAGAGATGCACTTTCGGCAGTTCCGCCTGAACGAATGGTGCAACGCCGATATCAGGTGGATGCCTATGGACAAATGGGACGCCTGCGGCGAAGACATAAACTTTGAAGAATACGAGGGTCGGGATTGCTATTGCGGTCTCGACCTTTCCAGTACCGGAGACCTTACAGCTCTGGTTCTGGTATTCCCACCTGTTGAAGTTGATACCAAATACACAGTGATGCCTTTTTACTGGCTGCCGGAAGATGTGATTGACCTGCGGACAAGGCGCGACCACGTTCCTTATGCCGTATGGAAAAAGACAGGAGTGTTCAACACCACCGAGGGCAATGTGGTGGACTATGACTACATAGTGGCTTTCATCGCCAAGCTGTCGGAGCGTTTTAGAATTCGTGAAATCGCCTACGACCGCTACGGTGCAGAGAAGATTCGCCGCGACCTTGAAGAACTGGGTGCGGAGCATGGGTTTACGGTGTTTCCGTTCGGCCAGGGTTTCATTTCCATGTCCCCACCTTCAAAGGACTTCTTTCAGTTTGTGATGGAAGGCAAAATACGCCACGGCAAACATCCTGTCCTCGATTGGAATATGGGTAATGTCATCGTCGACCAAGACGCTGCAGGAAACATCAAACCCAATAAAAAGAAATCAACAGAGAAAATAGACGGTGTGGTCGCGCTGATCATGGGACTTGCGAGGGCAACCCTCGGCGGCGGTATCAACGACAGTGTCTATGATGAAAGGGGGTTGTTATTTATATGAGCATATTCTCAGGGTTGTTCCGCTCACGGGATAAGCCTAAAAACCGTGTCGGTGGTGGCTGGAATTTTCTCTTCGGTGGCACAACCAGCGGTAAGGCGGTCAATGAGCGGACGGCGATGCAGACCTCGGCGGTCTACGCTTGCGTCCGTATCCTTGCCGAATCGGTGGCGGGACTTCCGCTCCACGTATATGAGCGAACCGCCAACGGGAGCAAATCCACAAAACCGTCACACCCCCTCTACCGGCTGCTTCATGATGAGCCTAACCGCGAGATGACTTCATTTGTGTTCAGAGAAACACTGATGAGTCATCTTTTACTTTGGGGCAACGCTTACGCACAGATTATCAGAGACGGCAGGGGGTTTCCCATTGCGCTCTATCCACTCCTGCCCGACCGAATGGCTGTGGATAGAAACGAAAGCGGCGAACTGGTCTACACCTACCAAAGTGACAAGGGTCAGGTCAAGTTACGTCGCGAGAATATCCTGCATATCCCCGGCTTGGGCTTTGACGGCCTTATAGGTTACTCGCCGATTGCGATGGCAAAGAACGCCGTGGGGCTTGCCCTTGCAACGGAGGACTACGGCGCTACGTTTTTCGCCAACGGAGCGAACCCCGGCGGTGTACTGGAACACCCCGGTGTCATCAAACCGGAACAGGCCGACAGGCTCAGAGAAAGCTGGCAGTCGCAATTCGGAGGCGCAAATGCACACAAAGTAGCGGTTTTGGAGGAAGGTCTTAAATTCCATCAGATGTCCATACCGCCTGAACAGGCGCAGTTTTTGGAAACACGTAAGTTTCAAATAAATGAAATTGCCCGTATTTTCAGAGTGCCTCCTCATATGGTCGGCGACCTTGAAAAGAGCAGCTTCTCCAACATCGAACAGCAGTCTTTAGAGTTCGTCAAGTATACCCTCGACCCGTGGGTGGTCAGGTGGGAGCAGTCTTTACAGCAGGTTCTCATTCTGCCATCGGAAAAAGCGACGATCTTTATCAAGTTTAATCTCGACGGACTACTTCGCGGCGACTACCAAAGCCGTATGCAAGGCTATTCAACAGGCATTCAAAACGGATTTATGTCGGTCAACGATGTACGTGGCTTGGAGGATATGAATCTGCTGACTGCCGAGGAAGGCGGCGATCTGCACTTCGTCAACGGCAACATGGTCAAGCTGGCCGATGTTGGAGCAGCATACAAACCAAATGAAACGGAGGATACAAGCTAATGGCAAAAAACAAGAAGTTTTGGAACTGGGCGCGTGATGCTGACGAAAGTGGCGAACGCGTCCTTTACTTTGATGGAGAGATCTCGGATGAGACTTGGTGGGGCGATGAAATCACTCCGGCAATGTTCAAATCGGAACTCTTCTCAGACAAGGGTGACATCACCATCTGGCTAAATTCGCCCGGCGGAGACTGCATCGCTGCAAGTCAAATCTACGCCATGTTGATGGATTATCCGCACAACGTCACGGTCAAGATTGACGGCATCGCCGCTTCTGCGGCAAGTGTCATCGCTATGGCTGGCACGAAAGTCCTCATGGCTCCCACCGCACTGATGATGGTGCACAATCCACTGACCATCGCCATCGGTGACACGGACGAAATGCAAAAAGCCATCTCCATGCTGGACGAGGTCAAAGAATCCATCATCAACGCCTACCAAGTCAAGACCAATCAGTCGAGAGCAAAAATCTCCCACTGGATGGACGCAGAAACATGGATGAACGCAAACAAGGCGATTGAATTGGGTTTTGCCGACGGTGTGCTGGAAGACAGCAAAAGACATCAAGCCGCTCCGACCTATGCGTTCAGTCGCAGGGCAGTTACCAATTCCTTGCTTGATAAGGTAAAGACCAAAGAACAACCGCAACCCGAACCTGAGCCGCAAGGCGTACTCGCTGAGTCGCTTCAACAGCGGCTCAATTTGATTATCCACTAAATTTATGGAGGTAATGACAATGAATAAAATCCTTGAACTGCGCGAGAAGCGCAACAAAATCTGGAACACCGCAAAGGAGTTCCTTGACCAGAAGCGCGGCGCGGACGGGTTTGTTCCCGCTGAAGCTGCCGCAGAGTACGACAAGATGGAAGCCGACATGGTCGCTCTCGGCAAGGAAATTGAGCGTCTGGAACGCCAGGCGGCCTATGACCTTGAGATGAGCAAGCCTACATCTGCTCCTATTTTGGGCGCGCCGAATAAGTCCACTGAGGACAAGACTGGCCGTGCGTCCGCCGAATACAGAAAAGCCTTCTGGAATGCCATGCGCACTCGTGGCAACGAGGGTCTTGATATGAGTGTAAAGAATGCCCTGCAAATCGGCACCGACTCCGAGGGCGGCTACCTCGTGCCCGACGAATTTGAGCGCACGCTTGTGGAAGCCCTCGACGAGGAGAATGTCTTCCGCAGGTTGGCAAACGTCATCACCACCTCTTCCGGTGATCGTAAAATTCCTGTCGTAGCATCCAAGGGCACCGCATCGTGGATCGACGAAGAAGGTACCATCCCCGACAGCGACGAGGCTTTCGGCCAGGTGTCCATCGGCGCTTACAAGCTGGGCACGCTCATCAAGGTATCCGAGGAACTCCTAAACGACAGCGTGTTCAATCTCGAAGCCTACATTTCCAGAGAGTTTGCAAGGCGCATCGGTAATAAAGAGGAGGACGCCTTCTTTACCGGTGACGGCTCCGGCAAACCCACCGGCATCCTTGCTGCGACTGGCGGTGCACAGCTTGGCGTAACCACGGCAGGAGCTACCGCCGTCACGATGGATGAGGTGCTTGATTTGTTCTACTCGCTTAAGGCGCCTTACCGCAACAAGGCTGTATTTGTTATGAACGATGCTACTGTAAAGGCCATCCGCAAGTTAAAGGATGGGCAGGGCCAGTATCTGTGGCAGCCCTCCCTGCAAGCGGGCACGCCTGACACCATTTTGAACCGTCCTGTTTACACCTCCGCATATGTACCTACCATCGCTGCAGCCGCCAAGACCATTGTGTTTGGAGACTTCAGTTATTACTGGGTAGCCGACCGTCAGGGGCGTGTGTTTAAGCGACTGAATGAACTCTTCGCTGTCACCGGGCAGGTGGGATTCGTTGCCACCCAACGTGTGGACGGCAAATTGATTCTGCCGGAGGCTATCAAGGTTCTCCAGCAGAAAGCTTAACGGAGGTGCAATATGAGCTATAACACAAAGAACTATACCGAACAGGGCGGCGAAAAAACCGTTATCGGCGGCACGCTGGAAATCAAAGAGGGAGCCTCGGTAACGGGGCTCTCCGCCGACCCTCTCCTTGTGGCAACTGGGGATACTCTTGGCGGTGTAAAAGCCGCCGCTGCTGGTGAGGATGACACTGTCGAAGTGAAAATCGGCGAAGACAGTAAGCTGTATGTTCAAGCACTTACTGCGGCAACAGATGAAACTTTAGGCGGTGTCATAGCTGACGAAGCAACCGAGGACGACACCGTCGAAGTTAAAATCGGCGAAGACCATAGGCTGTATGTCCCGACATATCCTACCGATGCTACGGAGTCAGTCTCCGGACTTGTGAAAGCTGCTGCGAATCAAGCTGACAGCATAGCTGAGGACACAGCCACACTTGTTACGGATTTCAATGCTCTGCTCGCAAAACTGAAAGCTGCGGGATTGATGGCAGACCAAGAATAATGGAGGTGAGCGGCGATGACGCCAACGGAATTGTTGCCAAAAGTCAAAGAAAACCTAATACTGACACACGCTGATGACGACGATCTGCTCCTGCGCCTCATCGCCGCCGCTGTCAATTATGCCGAGAGCTACCAGCATATTGCGGAGGGCTATTACACCGAAAACACTATGCACGCTGCAACCGAACAGGCCGTAATCATGCTTGTATCGAATTGGTACGAATCCCGCGATGGCTCGACTGCCGGTTTCTTTGCCGACAGCGTTCAGGCTTCTCAACAAGTCTGGAATACGGTCAACATGCTTTTGCGTCTTGACAGATTGTGGGGTGTGTAAGCATGGGATACGGAAAAATGAGTACGCCAATCAACATCATCTCAACCGATCCCATCAAAGATGCAGAGGGTTTCGTCACTAAAGGCGACAACATCATCGCTTCGGTTAAGGCATATAAGGAAGTTCGCAACACCACCGCAAAATGGGAACGGATTATTGGGAATGCAGCGTTTTCAAGCGTAACAGCGATGTTTCGCTTCCGCAAAATTCCGGGCTTAACGGTCACGACTTCACACTTTATCTCCGAAGCTGATGGCCGCTATAACATTATTAACGCGGAAGATGTACGTGGACGCGGGATGTATATCGAAGTGTTGGCGGAGAAATTGGAAGGGACGGTGAGGTAATGGCAAAAATCGAAATGAAAATGCCGGAGGAATTCCTCTTAAAACTCTCTCGCCTTGGCAATAAAACGGATGAAATTATCCCCAAAGTGCTGGAAGCAGGCGGTGAAGTCGTTCTTTCTAAGGCAAAAAGCAACCTCTCCTCTGTAGTCGGGCATGGCACGAAAACAAAGAGTCGTTCCACAGGTGAGTTGGAAGACTCTCTCGGTTTGTCGCCTGCGAAGCAGAAACGGGACGGCTCAGGCTGGGATATCAAAATTGGTTTTGCCGAGCCAAGAAGTGACGGCGACAGTAACGCCAAAATCGCTAATATTCTCGAATACGGTAAGCACGGTCAGCCGCCGAAACCCTTCATGAGACCAGCCCGCAGACAATCGAGGAATGCGGCTATTGAAGCGATGAAGGAAAAATTCGACCAGGAGGTGGAGCGCATATGAGCATTTTGCAGGAACTGAACGCGCTGCTCTCTCCTCTACTACCGGTGGAAACGGGCATATTCAGCGGTGTTGCACCCAACGAGTATCTTGTTCTCACACCGATGACGGATGAGTTTGCCTTGTTCGGGGATAATACACCGCTTATTGATGTGTCCGAGGTGAGGATATCCCTGTTTTCAGAAGGCAATTACATCAACCGGAAAAATCAGATTACCGCCGCCCTGCTTGGTGCGGCGTTTACGATAACAGATCGCCGCTACATCGGCTATGAGAACGATAGCGGCTATTATCATTACGCCATCGATGTGGCGAAAGAATACGAAACGGAGGAAATATAACATGGCTACAATTGGTCTTGATAAACTCTACTACGCAACAGTCACCGAAGCGCCTATTACGGGTCACGAGACCTACGACACTCCGGTAATGCTGGCTAAGGCAATCTCTGCTGAATTATCTATCGAACTTGCGGAAGCGACACTCTGGGCGGACGATGGTGCCGCTGAAATCATCAAGGAATTCAAAAACGGTAAGCTTACCCTTGGTGTGGATGACATCGGAAAAACCGTCGCCGCAAAGCTGACAGGAGCGACCATGGATGAAAACGGCGTTCTTATTTCGGCTTCAGAGGACGGTGGCGACCCTGTTGCTATTGGATTTCGGGCAAAAAAAGCGAATGGTAAGTACCGCTACTTCTGGCTTTACCGCGTGAAGTTCGGCGTTCCGTCCACCAATCTCGCCACCAAGGGCGATAGCATCACCTTTTCCACACCGAGTATTGAAGGTACTGTTTCCCGCCGCAATAAACCGGACGGCAACGATCGTCATCCTTGGAAAGCAGAAGTTAACGAAGATGATACGGATGTGCTACCAGGTGTGATCAGCGGTTGGTATACAGAAGTGTACGAACCTGACTTTGACACGGGTTTGGAGGGTTAATGCATGGATAACGAACGAAGTGCCGTCATAAAAATCGGCGATGAAGATTATCAGTTGATTCTGTCCACCCGTGCTACAAAGGAAATCGCCAAACGCTACGGCGGACTGGATAACTTGGGTGATAAGTTAATGAAGTCAGAAAACTTCGAGATGGCGCTGGACGAGATTATTTGGCTGATTACGCTCCTTGCTAACCAGCCCATCCTCATCCACAACCTGCGCAACAAGGAGAAACCGAAAGATCTGCTGACCGAGGAGGAAGTGGAATTGCTCACCTCGCCACTTGAACTGGCGGCGTATAAGTCGGCAATTACCGAGGCGATGTTCAAAGGGACGGCTCGTAACATCGAAAGCGAGGATGGTGAACCAAAAAACGCCGAGGTCGGGTAAGCGACGATGAGTTGTTTACCCGACTTTTATATTACGGTACGGTTCATCTGAATCGCTCCGAAGAGGAAACGTGGCTCACCCCGATAGGGCAATTGCTGGACTTGTGGGAATGCCATCGCCAGTTCCTCGGAATGACCAAACCAAAGCACGAACAGTTTATTGAAGATGTCATCCCTGATGGCATCTAATTTTTTTGAGGGAGGAGGTGTTTTAAGTGGCTGATAACTTCGGGTTGAAAATAGGCGTCGAGGGCGAAAAGGAGTTTAAAAGCGCACTGCGAGATATAAACCAGTCGTTCAAAGTACTGGGTAGCGAAATGAAGCTGGTAACGAGCGAGTTCGACAAACAGGATAAATCCATAGCAACTACTGCCGCTCGCAACGAAGTCCTCAATAAAGCGATCGATGCCCAGAAGGACAAAATCTCCACCCTTGAAGCCGCTCTTCGAAACGCCTCCGACAGCTTTGGTGAAAATGATCGGCGCACTCAAAACTGGCAGATCGCTCTCAATAACGCCAACGCGGAACTGAACAACATGGAGCGTGAATTGGAAGAGTCAGCGGAAGAAGCCGACGACCTTGGCGAGGAACTGGAGGACGCTGGCGACAGCGCCGAAAAATCCGGCGGAAAGTTCGAGAAGCTGGGCGGCATCCTCAAAGGCATTGGTGTGGCAATGGGCGCGGTGGCTGTTGCCGCCGGAGCCGCAGCCGTCAAACTTGGCAAAGAAGTCATATCCGCCTATGCGGACTACGAACAACTGGTCGGCGGCGTGGATACCCTCTTTGGTGAGGCAGCGCAGTCTGTTCAAGGGTATGCCGAAAATGCCTTCAAGACCGCCGGTATGTCCGCCAACGAATATATGGAAACCGTCACGGGCTTTTCGGCAAGTCTTATCCAGTCCCTCGGCGGCGATACCGCAAAAGCAGCGCAGGTTGCGGACATGGCGATTACGGATATGGCCGATAACGCCAATAAAATGGGTACGGACATCGCATCCATCCAAAATGCCTATCAGGGTTTCGCCAAGCAGAACTACACGATGCTCGACAACCTGAAACTGGGCTATGGCGGCACAAAGTCTGAAATGGAGAGGCTCTTGGCTGATGCCGAAAAAATCTCCGGTATTAAATACGACCTCTCTTCATTTTCCGATTTGACCGAAGCAATCCATGTCATTCAGACCGAAATGGGGATCACAGGAACGACCGCCTTGGAAGCCACGGAAACAATTACTGGCTCTATGGCGGGAATGCAATCGGCCATAGGCAACTTGATGGCGGGTTTGGGTAATGCCAATGCTGATGTAGGACTTTTGATTGGTAATGTGGTCGAAGCGTTCCAGAACGTCGTGAAAAACATTGTTCCAGTTATTGAGAATATCGTAAGAGCACTGCCCCCTGCCCTTGACGGGATACTACAGGCAATCGGTGATTTGCTTCCGACTCTGCTCGCTACGGTAGTCGACCTTTTCACACAGGTGCTGACAACGATTTTAACGCTTTTACCCGAACTTATCCCCGCTGCCGTGGATGCCGTTATGACCATTGTGGGTGCGCTGATTGATAATCTTCCATTACTTATTGATGCAGCGGTTCAATTAGTGACCACTCTCGTTACAGGCATCGCCGATGCACTTCCACAGTTGATACCGGCGGCGGTGAACGCTGTGATCACAATCGTTCAAGGCTTGATGGAAAGCCTGCCTATGATACTTGATGCCGCCCTTCAACTGATTCTTGGACTGGCACAGGGAATCCTGGATGCACTGCCCCAATTGATCGCTGCTCTGCCCGCTATCATCCTCGGCATTGTAGATTTTATCATCGGGGCCATCCCGAAAATTATTGATGCAGGGATTCAGCTACTGGTGTCCTTAGTAGACGCCTTGCCTGAAATCATCACGGCAATTGTGGCGGCTATACCGCAAATTATCGAGGGTTTAATTACAGCGATCCTCGGCTCTATTCCCCAGCTTATTGACGCCGGGATTCAGCTGTTAATTTCGTTGGTTCAAAACCTGCCGCAGATTATAACTGCCATCGTGGCGGCGATACCACAGATCATCTCATCGCTTATTACGGCGATTATCGGGAGCATCCCGCAGCTTGTGGGAGCGGGCATTCAGCTGTTTGTGGCGTTGATAAAGAACCTGCCAACCATCATCGTGGAAATCGTAAAAGCGATACCTCAGATTATTACGGCTATCGTGAAAGGCTTTACCGGTAACATCGGTAAAATCGTGCAAGTCGGTAGCGACCTTATCAAGGGGCTGTGGCAGGGTATTTCGAACGTCACCGATTGGATTTGGGGTAAAATCTCCGGCTTCTTCGGAGGGATCGTCGACGGCATTAAAAACTTCTTCGGTATCCGTTCTCCCTCCACCTTATTTGCCGGACTTGGCGAAAACATGGGTCAGGGCATCGGTGTGGGCTTTGAACGGGCGATGGATGAAGTCGCCGACGATATGCAGAACGCTATCCCCACCGCTTTTGATACGCCCGGCATAAACATGGGTGATGTGACAGGAAGTCATGGCGGCTTGGCGGTATCAGGTATGCCTTCTCTCATCAACATACAGCAGATGATTGTCCGCAGCGAGGACGACATCCGCAGAATATCACAGGAACTGTACAACCTGATGCAAACCGGCTCGCGGGCGCAGGGGCGGTTTAGCCCGGCATAAGGAGGTGTTGGCGTGGGCTTTATTTTCAACGGAATCTCATCACAAAGCATGAACGTCAAGGCTCGGCTGACCTCTTGGCAGGCTTCGCCACCCTTGCGCAACTCCTTTGTTTCCATACCCGGCAAGCCCGGCGTGGCAGACTTTGGCAGTGATAGCGCAGAGCGGGTCATAACCGTTCGCTGTAATATCGCTCCAAAGCACAACCTCGCTTCATTGGTTGGAGTTCTGGATGGTCTGGCAGAATGGCTTGACCCGGATAAAGGGCTGAAACAGCTTGTGCTTGACGATGTAGCCGACCGCTATTTCACAGCGCGACTTCAGACGGAAGTGAACTGTGAACGGCTTATTCGCTCAGCGGGTGCATTTGACTTGAACTTCGTCTGCCCCGACCCACATGCTTACGCTTTGACGGACGAGGGTTTTACGCTAACCCAAGCAGGCGCGAATGCGGTCACGAGGAGTAAAGGCAATACAGACTCTTTGCCTGTCTTCCTTTTGAAAGGCATCATTCCATCAGGGGCATCAACCTATGTGTCGTTGAAAACAAATGACGAAGAACTTCGCGTTATCGGTGTGCTGGCTGCCGGGGAAACCCTTGTCATCGACAGCGGTTTGGTTACTGCCAAGGTGGTAGACGGCACGGGCGAAACGCTCCGAAATGGTCTGCCGCTGCTTCAAGAGTTGAATTTTCCAATTCTTCGCAAAGGAGCGAACAGCGTAACCATTACGGCAATCGGTGCGACCTTTACAGAACTGCAAATACAGGCGAAGAGCCGTTGGAGGTGAGGACATGGCGGTAAAATCCATATTGACTTCTCAAACAGACTTTACAGGCGAGATCCCTGTAACCGAAAAAACATCCGCACTCTGGCGTTTCAACGAATCCACGCCGGACAGCGATACCCGCCTTACAGACTCCTCCGGCAACGGACGACATTTTACTGTCTCCGGCTGGAGCGGCACAACAGCCTCTTTACTAAACGGCAGGTTTGGGCGGTATTTTCGCATAAACATCAACAACCCAACCACAGAAAAGACGCACCTTGTCGCCACCAACGACGGTACATTCTTTTCTTATCTCGGTGATAAAATTGCCGTCGGCGGTTGGGTAAATCCGACCACCTATTCTGTCGGGCAGAACTTCATTCCGCTTTTCAATACAAGGCAAGGACCCGGTCAGCCAATTTTATATATTTCCCTCTATCAAGGGCGGCCGCGAATGATGCTCTATAATTCGGCGGGCACGCTTATCCTTGACCAAACCGAAACACCTGGATTCAACATGGTCAATGGTGGTTGGTATTTCCTCTCTGCCATCATAAATGCGACGGACAAAACATCTCAGATAGTTCTGTGCAACCGTGCCGACGGTGTAGTGTGGACAGCCCCCTTGCGGACATTTACTGGTACATTGAATCCATCCTGTACGGCGGATATCGTCATGGGAATGCACGCAAACCAGTATTACTACGCAGGTGGCTTGGACGAGTGGTTCTTTGAAACAGACAGCGACTTAACTATTGATGATTTGATTCACTATTTCCGTCAGGCGATGCTTGCCAATGGCGGAGATACTTCGGGTAACGTGGATGCGCTAACTGAGCCGGGAGCTGTTACCCTACGGAAAGGCATTGATAATCTCTACCCCGAAAGCGGCCAACTGACGACGATTGCTGCCGAATGCAACCTTGCCGGGAGCGGTCGGGTATCGGCAACAAGCGAATACACGGCGGGCGTCACGTCCATTTCACTGATAGAAACATCAACCTCAGATGATTTACAGGACTGGTCGGCATGGCAGACAGTTGGCACGAACGGCGAACTGTCCTCACCGAATCGCTCATATATCCGTTACAGGGTAACGCTCAGCACCAGCGATACGACGGTCACGCCGAAGCTGCTCGATATCACACTTCATGATATCCCCAAATCTCCGTATGAGAAACTGGGTTTTGCCCGCCCCGTTGTTTTGGACGGGAACGGAGCGTGGGAAACAGTTCTGGAGAATGCTTACGACATCATTGTTACGGGCGAGATCAACGGAGCGGACACCTTGGAATTCAAGCTGCCCTACAGTGACCCGAAGCGGGCGACGCTTGACAACGAGAAGCAGGTGCAGATTGCTGAGGATGTTTACCGCATACGGACAATGACGGATGAAAAAGGTTCGGATGGCAACAGCATACTCACAACGGTCTATGCTGAAGCGGCATTCTATGACCTGACTTTTTCTGCAGAAAAACAACCGATTGAATTCAACGCCGACCTGCCCGCTGCCCCGATGGCGTTTGCGCTTGCGGGCACAGGCTGGGAAGTCGGCACGGTAAATGTGATCACCCTTCGAACATGGGAATGCCAAGAAAAGAACGCACTCTCCATCCTGCGGATGGTGCAGAACATCCATGGTGGCGATTTGGTATTCCACAGCCGGGACAGGCGAGTGGACTTACTGACATTCAGCGGGACAGACAGCGGTGCGCTCTTTGCCTACCGCAAAAACTTGACGGGGATTAAGCGTGTAGTCGATACTCGATCCCTTGTTACGCGACTCTACGCCATCGGTAAAGACGGCATGACCTTTAGTGCCATTAACGGCGGCAAGGAATATCTGGAGGACTTAACCTATTCAAGCGAGGTGCGGGTAGCGACACTCGACTGCTCCAGTTTTACGAACCCCTATCAGATGCTTGAATTTACCAATATGCGGCTTGCTGAGTACGCAAAGCCCCGCGTTTCCTATGTCCTCTCGGCGATGGATTTGTCCGTATTGACAGGCTATGAACACGAGCGCTGGAATTTGGGTGATATTGTAACCGTTGACGACAGGGATTTGAATCTGACCATTAAAACACGAATTATACGCCGCCAGTATAACCTTCAAGAGCCGTGGAAAACCGTATTGGAACTCTCCACAAAACTCAGAGAACTTGGCGATTCCTCATCAGCAACGATTGCCGACCAGTTCGACCAAAGCAATCTCATCGGGCAGGAAATCAAGGATATGGTACCGTTCAACCATCTGCGAAACAGCAGAGCCGATGATGGCTTCGCCTATTGGCAAAATAGCGGCTTTGTAGTGGATACTGAAAACGGTGTATCCGGTACAGCTTCCTTTAAGGCAGTTGGTGTGGCGGATATGACCAAAAGCATGGCGCAAACAGTCTATCCAGCATCAAGACGTAACTACACTATTTCGGCTCAAATCGGCTCAGATAATCTGAACAAGGGTGCAAATGGACAGGTCGGTATTCACAGGTGGAAAGCGTCAGGAGCTGATCACCGTACTCCGCGTCAATGCCAGTGTCGTACATTTCGCGGGCGTGGACTTCCTGCATGAACTCATTAAGATTTGAAATTTAGGTTGTGTGCGAATTCCAAATCCCGGAGTTACGGGTATTCAGCTATGTAGCAAAGCCACTGGAGCAACATAAAAAGTCCTTTCCGCCTGCGCGGTCCAAAGGACACAAATCACGCTGGCGTAAGGACTCCTGTTGCTGCATGCCTGAAAAAGGGTGCAGAAATCAAAGGGTACCAATACTGCTTTTTCAAAAAAGAATTGAAAACAGCGTATTTGTATCCTTGGCCCTTGTACTTCAGGCTGCGAATATGTATTTGTCACTAATAGAGTGCCAGAAAAAAGAAAAAGCCACCGACAGGCAAGACTTATAGGTAGACCTATAGTGTCTTATCCTGCCGGTGGCCTCTCATGTATGTCTGGTTTAACTACCGGTGAAGAGTTCGGGCATTTCTGCCGCACGGTCAAGTGACCTGGAATCGGATTTAGTGTGGCCCTGTTTCAGCCCGACCGACCCGTCGTGATGCCGTTGATTCAGTTGTTACGCTGCTATTTATGCGGGAATAGCAAACCCGTTTTCAGTAAGCCAGCCGTGAGCTTTATCGACCAGCTCCGGCGGCGCACACTTGATACCGCAGATCGCCTTGTAGACGCCTGCCCAGAAGAGCAGATCCGGAGTGTCCGCAAACTCGGTCTCACCATATTTGATGAGATAGGCTTCGATCTTCTTCCTGTCCAGACTGAACAGGGCTTCGTTACGCTCTTTGACGAAACGTTCGATCATCGTCATTATCATAACCTCCTAAGTTTTAAGTCATATCGTTCTTCGCCGTCCGGAGGGTAGACGTCGATCACATCATGTCTCCGGCCGCATAAGGTGCGGACCATCCTGGCTCCGCAGTTATTACACATTACTTTTATCTGGTTCTTCTCATTTTTCAGCCCCGCAACTTCGTTCTTGCAGTTCGGGCAATACCAGGAATAAATCGTCCAATCCTCCAGCATCGCCGTACTCCTTTACGTTTATTTCTGCGGAAGAGGAACCAGTACCTGACAGTCTTTCATCTGATAACACGGTATGCGCCGTGTCTTGATATACTTCATGAGCTGAACCGTATTCCCGCAATGCTCACATTCCATCCATCCGTCTGTTTCCTCTAAGTCGAGAGACCTATTCACTGTACCGCAGATAGGGCACTTCACATCAGTAGCACTCACTTCAAGCATCTCCTATCACATTTATTTCTCAGAGAGTCTTAAGAACATGCCGGGCAACACCCTGAACGGTGAAGCTCTTCACTTTTATGACCTTCCCTGGATATTTCGCTTCGTTCTCATACGCGAGAAGATAGCAGCCTTTGTTTTCGTCATATCCGGTATAGCGCTTCAGAGTGTTCTGTCCGTTAGCGTCGAGCGCAACGACTATATCCCCTACATCAGCAGGGCAATTGCGCTCGATAACCAGCAGATCATCCTCCTCGATACCGGCATCGACCATGGAATCTCCCTTCGCCCGGAGAATATAAAACTCTCCTTTGCCAAACATAGAGACCGGCAGACTGACATACTCTTCGACATATTCCTGTTCTTCCTCAGGGGAGCCACACTGAATGGAGCCTACTAATGGGGCGGAAACGTAGGCCGTCTTCATTTTGGCACTCTCGGGAGCAGAAAGGATACCTCTGTCGTAGTTAAGTACACCTCGTTCGCTCAGTTCCTGAAGATAGCGATGAGTCGTGGATCGGGCCACACCGACGCCTTCCGCGACATCTGTTATCGTAGGAGCTACGCGATTCTTCTGGTAATACTTGTTCACGAACTTCAGTATCGCATCGAGAGTTCCTTGATCTTTTGTCCTCATATCAGCACCTCAATTCCTATGTGGGATTTCAAATCCCATTATAGTCAAAACGGGAGCGATTGCAATAGGGTCAGACGCATGGTGTCAGTTGTGGCTGACATCAAATTTATTAAAAGAAAAGAGATGGCGCTCGTAAGCACCATCTCAATCGTTATCTTATTATCTCGACAAACAAGATTTATCATTCTATAAGTTCTGTCAATGCCTTGTTGTAATCATCCTCTATAAGAATGACATTCTCGCCGGCACTTCCGAACGTGTCGATGTACCAACTGTTGCATTCCTTCAGGTCATCGGGGGTACAATCGGCTTCCATCAATCTGGATTCTATATCCGACTCATGCCCGATGATCTCATGATAATGACTGTCAATGTATTCTTCGGTCATGGCAAGGCAAATGAATCGAATAGACGGCAGATAATGCGCATCAAAGTCATTTCTCCAATCTGCGGGAATGTAGCAGCCCTCTACGATCAGATCCTGTCTGTTTTCGACTGCGGTCTTGATTATCTCGCGGACAATGGGCCACAGATACTCTGTGAGAGCATCGTCGTCTTCCGGCCCAAGTTCTGTGTTGCCGCTGCGGATCAGCCCCATCTTCAGATGGTCAATGGAGAGATATGGATATTTGTACTTTTCGAGCATCCGCTGTGCCAGAAGAGTCTTTCCGGTGTGAGATGCTCCGGTTAACAAAATAATCATGCTCCTGCCTTCACCTCCGCAAATCCCGATTTTGCGTCATCCAGACAAACGGGAATCTACAGTGCTAATTCCATCAGCCAGCAATCTACTTTTTCTCCCTCAAACATCTCATGTTTGGGAAGTGATTTAATGATTTTAAACCCGGCTTTCTCGTATGCCCTTATAGCCCTTTTATTATCTTGGTGCGGGTCAAGAAGAACTCGTTCCGCAGCCATATTTTCTTTCAGATGAGAAGCCATCATTTTCAAAAAAGATGAGCCTATTCCCTTACTCCAGTATTTCGGCTCACCTATAAACTGATCCATAGCAAACACTATATGTCCATCGTCAGGATAGTCATATTCATCGAACAATTCACCACTCAATTGATAGGCCTGTGCATATCCGGTGGGGGATTTCTTATACTCGATGATCATTCTGAATCCATCTGGAATTTCTTCCAAAAAATGTGCAGACAAAGTATCCATCGTAAACCTGACGTCACGACCTTCGTAATACTCCAGCACTCTCTTATCTGTCAACCATTTAAACATGAGTGGAAGATCTGTTTCCGTAAAATCTCGGATTGTTATTTCATCTTTTTCTATTTTCACGTAATCCTCCCTGCAAACTGCGATTTTGCGTCATCCCGACAAACTTGAATTTATAACGCTAATGTGGGATCGGCGCCATACCAGGTTTCGATTCCCCGATCATTATTCTCATCCATCAAATCATCCCAATCAGCTTCCAGAGTTTATCGTAACTGATCCTCATGACACGCCTCCGTTTCAACCCAATTTATATTTAATGCCCGCCACACTGGGCGAGGCATAGATATACATCGCATATTATAGCACATATAATCGTAAAAATCAACACAAAGGCACAAAGTTCAAAACTGTAGATGGCGTGATGTCACTTATAACCGACATCATACTTATGTAACTATAACAATGCTCCTGTACCGAACTCTCTCTGAGCCCGATACAGGAGCATTGTTTTAATACGATGGGATGCCATATCCAAGGATCTCATAGTATCCTACGGAGTAGTGTCTCTCAGCACAACTGTCGCTGGTGTTTCCTTCTACGGTATAGACGATACCATTCTCAACCCTTTCGACGATACCGGTGTGATCTGAAAGACCGTCCTGCGGACCGGAGCCGCCTTTGTTATCCCAGTCGAAGAAGATAATCATTCCAGGCGTAGGTTCAATGGAGTTGTCAGCCCACTGATTTCTCTGCTTGAACCAGTTTACTCCGGTAACGCATCCTGCGTACTTCGGAATGATACCGTTCTCGATATATCCGCACTGGTCAGCGCACCAGGAAACAAAGCAAGCGCACCATTCCACGCGGGAGCTGAATCCGTACCAGGACCAGTAAGGCTCACCGCCTACGTTGCCTATCTGAGTAAGAGCGATCTGGACGATCATATCGTCTGATCCATAGATTCCATAGAGCACCGCCAGCCACATGGAATTGTCTGCCGCAAGGAGTTCTTCAAGCTGCTCATTCTGGTCAGCACTGAAGTTGTACTGGCTTGCCATCGAATCCGCATCCTTATGCGTAACGACGATATATAGCGTGGTATGAGTTACCTCGACTTCCTCTTCCAGAATGTTGCCATTCCCATCATCTGACTCAACGATTTCTGTTTCCGTCCGTGTTTCGGTGCGGTAAGAAATGTCATTCATCGCCCAGAAGATATCCGTCAGCAGCTGCTTTTTCTCTTCGGTCATGGTCGCGACTTCCATAGCGTTATCCGGATCCGTCGTGGTCTTCACTGCGTAAATGGACAGCACCTGCGGCCATACAGCGCGGGAACCGGACATTTCAAGATCATCATAGGGATTGTTCGCCTTGATAGTTTCGATTCTGTTCTGATAATCCTCGTTGATATCACGTACGACTTGCTGCATGGTCATATTGGTGCCGGTATCCTCGCTGGAGAAGAATATTCCGAAGCAGGAGCCTACGATCAGAGCAATCAGGCAGATTACGATGATAACGACTACTGCGACCCAGCCTCCGGCAGCAATAGCGGCCACGAGTTCCTTGATGGCAGCAATGATTGCCTTAACCGCTGCGACGATGGCTTTGCCGACGGCGACTGCCGCCTTATAAGCAGCAATGGCAGCCTGCTTTGCGGTTATAGCGGCCTTCTGCGCGGTCTTGGCAGCAGCCTCGGCTGCTTTCTTTGTTGCTTTCGCGGTTGTCTCGGCAGTCTTGATGGCTGCTTTAGATGTCTTCTCAGCAGTTTTAACTGCTTTCTGAGTTGATTTAATAGAGGCGTCCGCAGTCTTGATCGTAGCCTTTCCGGTGGACTTCGCGGTCTGTTTCACCGTATGTTCTGTACGCTGAGCAGTTTTGATAGTCGTGTCCTTAGCCCTTACGCTGCTACGGGTCTGGTGAGCAGCCTGAGATACGTTTTGCTCTGTGCGCTGCTCATAGCAGCGGACCGCTTCATCGGCATTTTTCTCCTGACGCTCAAGCCGTTTCTCACGGCGGTGTTCACGGAAGAACTCACGGCCTTTATCAACCGCTTTGTCGGTTTCCTTTTTAATGGTGTGACCGGTGTCGTAGGCAACATCCTCAGCTGTATATCTGATCTTGTCTTCAGCGTATTCGGAGGGAGACACCTGGCCGTCATCCATCAAGTTCTGAGCTGTATCCTTTGAGCGGATAAAAGCCTGTTTCATCCGCTCTCCGGCTACAGAGGCCTTGTCCAGGATCTTGATGTCCTTTACCGTTTCTCTTGTTTTGATCTCAGGCATCAGACCACCTTCTTTGCAACAACTACAAAGCGCCCGTTCTTGTAGAAGTATCGAGGTAGTATTTGAATACGAGGACGGGACGACCGAAACACGATTTATTGATTTGTATTGAGAGGGCGGTGATTTCACATGGTATCTTTTCAACAAGTGGCGCGAGACGCTTCACCCAAAGGCTACGGCAGGCTGCGCTCCATCACCATCCGTCTTGTTATACAGAACTGTACTGGAGAGGTGTTCTTCACTGATCTAATGTTGCAAGCAGGTATCGTCGCCACAGGCTGGGTCGGCCACGTCTGTGAAATTAGGTGGACACTGGATGGGTGATTCAGTCTTTGCGAAGTACATGCTTGTAGTAGCATCGGAAAAGGCAGAGCCATTGCACATAAAGCATTTCCCCAGAGGCGTAACCATGTATGCCAGCTTCTCGAAATGCTCTGGACAACTGCTTTTTTGTAAACATGCGTCGTAATTCGGCACCATTGCTTCGTAGGCCGGCTGAGACAAAGCGCTCGTAAGCAAGCCATTGGACTGGCGATACATCTGGTTGTGCCTTTTTATTCAGATGGAGCAATACCACGTCTACGCCGGGCTTCGGATGAAAATCCTCCCGGCGAAAATGGTAGACGATTTCAAGATCGAATACTGGCTTTATCATGAGTGACCGCAGGCTTTCACGCGAGGTTCCCATGAAACGCTTGGCCGCACCCTTTTCCATCGTTAACCATGCTTCTGTTGGTGGGTTTTTGCTTTCCGTCAGCTTGCGCAATATGCTGGTGGTATGGAAAAAAGGAATGTTTGCAAAAACCTTATAGTCCACAGAAGCAGGAAGCCGCCATTGCAGGAAGTCCTGATGATAAAGGTCGAGGTTTTCGGCATCACTGAATTTTTCAAGAAGCCTTCCATAAAGCTTTTTGTCAACTTCAATAGCGCTTACTTTCTGGCAGTTTTCAAGGAGTAAACCAGTAATATGGCCTTTACCGGGGCCTATTTCAATCACATGATCACCTGCGGTGATACTGGTTTTATGAAGCAATTTTTTTATTGTTTTGTAGCTGGTCAGGTAATTTTGGGATACACAAATGGGCGGATTTTGCCCTTGGTTTCTATTTTTGGACATAAAAAATACACCTCTTTCGATTCTATTCGGGTCGAAAAAAAGTGCACAAAACTAAAGGAAGAGTATTTTACGCTTCCGTTTGTTTAGTGCACCTTATTGACGAGTCCGAAAGATTCCACTCATAGGTGTATTCAAGCCTCCAAATATAGATTGGTTTTCATTATAAAATAAATAGGCTATGTTGTCAAATTCAGCATTTGTACACACTCGCATTTGAGCTATGCACCGTTTTCGGAGGAGGTGGCAAAGATAATCAACAACTTCATCCGCTTTGCGGAAGTACTAAAACTCAAAGAGGAAAAGCGAATTGTAAGCGTAACCCTCCGTCCCCTCATCGCCGATTGCACGGGCGAGATTTACTTCACCGACCTTCAGCTTCAGGAGGGCGACAAACTGACAGGCTATACACCGCACACTTCGACCATGCTTCAAGGTAGCGGGAATGCTCCTCGCTACCAAAATGCCGTGGTGCGTGGCGGCGCGACCCTCGTTCTCTTCAACACCGGGGAAACCTCGGCGGGTCTTGACTTATATGTCTATCCTAAACAGCCAATGGCGGCGGGAAGCATTGAAATTTCACAAGGTATGGGTTCGCATAAGTGCAAATTTACATCGGCGGTAAATGCGGGTGATGAATTTGCCTTAAAAGCTGTGTCAAGGGAATGTCTGCGAAATGGCAATCCCACGCCAAAGGATGGATTTTACCAATGTACCGCCGCTTACGACAGCAAGCACCACGTGAAGCTGGAAAACGGAAAATCAGCGAGGGTCTACCTCGAATATGTAGAAATGATGGAAGGAGATCCGCGTCTATGAGCAGGGATTATCTTAAGGGCAAGAAGTGCATGATATGGTCGTTCATGGGCAACACCCGAATGCACCAAGCCTTGAACAATTACGGTGACCGCTATGAAGCCGTCGGCATCTTCACCTTCGAGGTGGCCATAACAGGAACGATAACCGAAACAGGAACGCCGATATCCGGCATGATGCCGTACATCAATAAATGGCCTAAAGTGCGGTGGTTTCTCACTGTAATGAACCACGGCGCAGCTTCTATCTTCACTGCTCTACGAAATAACGAAAGTGGCGCAAAGACGAAGTTTCTCTCCGAATTGGTGCGTATCATGCAGAAATATCCGTGGTGTGCCGGTGTGGATATCGACTTGGAACGCGGCGGTGGATATGAGAACAAGGATGCGGCAAATATTCTCTTCAGCGACATTTACCAAACCGTCAAAGCGTACAATCCTGCCAAGCTGGTCAATATCTGTTTGCCCGGTATGACGGGCGTCCAAGGCTCAGTCGGCGGCGAGAACTGGTGCGTCTATGCCGATCTCGATGCTTACTGTGACACGGCAGCAATTATGTCATACGGTATGGCCTGGGCAGGCAGCGCACCGGGTCCTGTCTCTCCACGAGACTGGCTTGTCGGTGTTTATGATTATGCCGCCAAAGTAATGAATCCGCAAAAGATTTATATGGGTTTGCCGGGTTACGGTTGGGAGTGGCAGATATATGCAAACCCTGCCGACCTCGGCCAGACGTATCGTGGCGTGTCGCTTACCTATTACGCCGCCAAAATATGGGCGGAGGGCGGCTATAACTTCACGGGTAATGCTCCTCCGCAGCCAATGATACCGTGGCTTGCCTACTGGGACGATTACGATCAAGTACCGTATATGCTCCCTCAAGTCTACGATTATGCTGAGGGTGGCGATGCAACCAGCCGAGAAGCTCCAATAATCGGGGAAACATACAACCGCCGTCGATACTTAACTTGCTACGGCAAAACACAAAAGGCAGAGTTTGGCACAATCTATATTGACCGTGACGGAGAGCCGGATAGTTACACAGAGGGCGTGGTGATCGGCAACGGCATGATTACGCTCTCATCCGAAACGGGTACAGCGACCTACGATTTTACCGTTCCACAATCGGGAATTTATGATGTCGCCGTCCGTATCTGCTATCCGTATTGGGATAAGAACGGTATCAACATCTCCCTTGACGGTTCCCCGGTCGGCTTTTACGAAAACCGCCTATGGTGGCCGTATTGGAGAAGCACCTTCTGGGCGATTCTTGCTAAAGGACGCAGCATATCGGCAGGCGAACATACCATCACCGTTGATGGTGGTGTGGTGGGCGCGCAGTTATATGGCTTTCGTCTTTGCTCATCGTTTTCTGAACAGCCCTCGGCAGGTTCGGCTACCTTTGAACTCTCTCCTCGTAGCTTCAAGGACGTGAACGGGAATATGGCTGTGCCGGACAAAGGCTTCAAGCTGACCACCGAGATTTTACGGCGAAAACCCGACTCGGCTCTGGTGTGGTATGAGGACTTCCGAGACCCCATCACGCTGCAAAGTACTTACTGGACTACACTTTCAGGCAGTTGGGCAGTCTGGCGAAGCGATGAATATGCGTCCGGCAGGGTTTATTCACAGCTGGAAGGTAGTGGCCAGCTTGCCTGGAGATATGACGATTTCTCCGACGTTCACCTTCGAGCACGGCTTGCCTTCCCTCACAACGGGAGCGGGCGCGCCGGGGTATTTATCGGCGACATCTTCTGTTGTATCAGCATCGACACTGAGCGAGTGGAACTCTATCAAGACTCTATTTTGCTCGGCAGTTATGGTGCAGCTTACGCTAAAACACCTGCCACCGACATCCGTACAAACCCCAATATGTATCTCATCGAAATGAGGAAACGCGGCAACCGCGTGAGGGTCTATTCCGGCAACAGTAACACCCTCCGCTTCACAGCCACGGTATCACCGACAAGCGGTTATTGCGGCATTCAGTCGGACAATGAAATCAAGTGTGAACTTCTGCGTTTAGGCGATGCCTGGACTTACGAGCCGTATGAAGCCTTTGATGTAACGATGCCAAATGGTACCACCGAAAACTACGGCAGAATCGCCCGGAGTAGCGTGACATGGGACAGTGAATTCGAGGTATTCACACTTACCTCAGATGTGGAGGAATCCGCTACCCGAAGCGAGGATATCTCTATGGACTATGACTTCGTGCATTCAGCAATGCTATACATTCCATGCAACGCTGACTACACAGCAAAATTTACGCTACGCGACATCAACGTCTGGTGTTCGAGGGTATTCCTCGGTGATGGGGATGGTTTTGGAATTGTCTACTACCAAGACGTGGACTCGATTGTCTACTGGGCAAATGAAGCGGCATACCGATGGCGGTTGCGTGGTTTTGCCCTATGGTCACTCGGTCAGGAAGACTTGCGGCTTTGGGAGGCACTCCCGAAACAGAGTTAAAGAGTAATCATTCATATTGGCATTCGCGCCTGCATATTCAGCAGGCGTTTTTTATGCAAAAAACAGGAGGTAAAACGAAAATGAAAGAGATTTGGAACTGGATTCAGGTTGCATTTGCAGCCATCGGAGGTACACTTGGCTGGTTTTTGGGCGGATTGGACGGCTTCCTTTATGCGCTTATCGCCTTCGTGGTCGTCGACTACATCACGGGCGTGCTTCGGGCAATTGTGGAGAAAAAACTGTCCAGCAGAATCGGAGCGCAGGGTATCGCCAAGAAGGTAGCGCTATTCCTTGTGGTCGGCATTGGTCATCTCATCGACACCTATCTGCTCGGCGGCACGGGAGCACCACTTCGGACGGCGATTATCTTCTTCTACATTGCTAATGAGGGAATTTCTCTCGTTGAGAATGCCACGGCTATTGGGTTACCCGTGCCTGCCAAGTTAAAAGATGTGCTGGCACAACTTCATGGAAAGGATGAACAGAAATGAATCTACGAAAATTGATATTCACAAACAACGCCTGCTACAAGGCTGGCAGGACTATTACTGTCAAAGGCATTATGGTTCACTCCACCGGCGCGAACAATCCGAATCTGCGTCGTTATGTGGGTCCGGACGATGGATTGCTTGGCAAGAATCAATATAACAACCACTGGAATCAAGACAAACCGGACGGTCGGCAGGTCTGCGTACATGGCTTCATCGGAAAACTGGCTGATGGCAGTATTGCTACCTATCAGACACTGCCGTGGAATCATCGCGGTTGGCATGGGGCTTCCGGCTCAAAAGGATCGGTCAATGACAGTCACACAAGTTTTGAAATCTGCGAGGATGGCCTAACCGACAAAGCCTATTTCAACGCAGTCTACAAGGAAGCCACCGAACTGTGTGCCTATCTCTGCAAGGAGTATAATCTCGACCCGATGGCAGATGGCGTTATTATCGGTCATTACGAGGGGCATAAACGCGGCATCGCCAGTAACCATGCCGATCCAGGTCACTGGTTTCCGAAGCACGGCAAGTCAATGGATACATTTAGAGCAGAGGTCAAAAGGCTACTCACGGCAACAGAACCGTCAAAGCCTCCCACCCCAACTGAACCGAAAAAGCTGTACCGTGTACAAGTCGGTGCTTACGCCGTCAAAGCCAATGCTGATGCCATGCTAAAAAGAGTCAAGGCGGCGGGATTTACGGATGCTTTCATCAAAACCGAATAACCAGCATATGCTGGTACGCAAGTGCCCCTCTTCTGTCTGTAGACGGTAGAGGGGCGCTTTTTATTTCCCCTCCGAATGGAGGAAAGCATATGACTACTGCTCAAAAAGAGCGGATCGAATACTTACGTAGTAAAGGTAACAGCTATGCCGCTATCGCTGCCGATCTCGGTATGTCCGAAAACACCGTCAAGTCCTACTGCCGCCGAAATAACATCAGCGTTTCGATAAACCAAGAACTACCCGTAGATACTGATGCCTGTGCCAACTGCGGCATTCCACTTCAGCACATGCGGGGTTCTAAGCAGAAACGGTTCTGTTCGGACAAGTGCCGTATGGCTTGGTGGAAGGCACACCCTGAGGCCGTGAACCGCAGAGCCTTATATCATTTCGTATGCCCGATCTGTGGCACGGAGTTTGAAAGCTATGGTAACGCACGTCGGCGATACTGTTCCCGCGCCTGTTTTGGGCAGTCACGGAGGGCTTGCCATGAGTAAAGACGAAGCAATCCTCCGCTACAAGTCAGCTATGGCGGTGTTTAAAAACTGGCACGCAAATGGCATCATTTCTGATGATGACCTGCAGTCAATAGATGCAATACTTGCCCAAAAGTATGGTTTATCCTCGTGCAGTATATTCCTCGAAAATGACTTGCTATGTAAGGAAAAAAGAGTGATATATGGTAATGCGAAAGGAGGCCATTATGGGCAGAAAGATAACAAAAGTTGAACAAACGGCGCCATTGCCGACCAGACAACGGGTCGCAGCCTACGCTCGTGTTTCCTGCGGTAAAGATGAAATGCTCCATTCCCTTGCCGCTCAGGTCAGCTACTACAGCAATCTGATACAGGGCAAACCTGAATGGGAGTATGTCGGCGTGTATACCGACGAAGCGGAAACCGGCACGAAGGATTCAAGACCTGAATACCAGCGACTGCTTGCCGACTGCCGTGCGAGACGCATCGATCTCATCCTCACGAAGTCTATCAGTCGCTTTGCGAGAAATACAGTCACATTGCTTGAAACTGTACGGGAACTTAAGAATCTCGGCGTCGGCGTATATTTTGAGGAGCAAAACCTGCACTCACTTTCAGGAGACGGAGAGTTAATGCTCACCATCCTTGCAAGCTACGCACAAGAGGAAAGCCGCTCTGTCAGCGAAAACCAAAAGTGGCGTATCAGAAAAGATTTCAAGGAGGGCAAGCCCTCCAACAACATCCGCATTTACGGGTTTGACTATAAGGACTTCAAGTTAACCATTATTCCCGAAGAAGCCGAGGTCGTGCGAATGATATTCGCCGACTATTTATCGGGACTTGGTAAAAATGCGATTATGAAGAAGCTGATTCGGCTCGGAGTACCCACCAAGTGCGGTGGTCGCTGGTCAGAAAGCACCATAGGCTCTATTCTGGGGAACGAGAAATTCATCGGTGATACGTGCTTGCAAAAGGGCTTTATCACTGACCACCTTACAAAGCAATGGAAGTCAAACAGCGGTGAGCTGCCGAAATACTATGTCGAGGGTTCACATGAAGCTATTATCGACCGCGAGACCTTCGAGGCGGTTCAGATTGAGATGGCCCGGCGGGCAGCAAAAGCTAATCATCCCCGGAAGCTGACATTCAGCGAATTTTCGGGACTAATCACCTGTAAAAAGTGTGGAGCAAAATTCCGCAAAAAGGTAAGCGGCGTGGGCACAAAATATGCCAAGGTGGTTTGGGCTTGCGCTACCTACACTTACCGAGGAAAGCACGAATGTGCCGCCAAGCGAATACCCGAGGACATACTCAAAGAGAAATGCACCGAAGTGTTAGGGCTTGCTGTGTACGACCCCGATGTATTATCGGGGAAGATCACAGCGATAGCAGTCCCCGACGACGGCGTCCTGGTATTTACTTTTAAAGACGGCACAGAGCAAACATCTACATGGGAAAATCGCTCCCGACGAGAGAGCTGGACTGACGAGATGCGGCAAACCGCAAGAGAACGGGCGCTGGGAGGTACGGACAATGGCTAATATACGAGTTATCCCTGCCACCGCTCCAGCTTTGTCGGCGCAGTCAAAGTCGAACGCTGTCAAGCGTCGCGTGGCGGCTTACGCAAGGGTTTCCACCGACAGCGACGAGCAGCTTACAAGCTATGAAGCGCAGGTTGATTACTACACAAAATTCATCCATAGCCGAGAAGACTGGGAATTTGTGACCGTCTACACGGACGAAGGGATTTCTGCGGTCACCACCAAGAAACGCGATGGCTTCAATCAGATGGTAGCTGATGCTCTGGAGGGCGGCATAGACCTCATCGTCACAAAATCAGTCAGTCGCTTTGCCAGAAACACAGTAGATAGTCTCACAACCGTTCGCAAACTCAAGGAAAAAGGCGTGGAAGTCTGGTTTGAAAAAGAGAACATCTATACGCTGGATTCCAAAGGCGAGTTACTTATTACAATTATGAGCAGTTTGGCGCAGGAAGAAAGCCGCTCCATTTCAGAGAATGTGACTTGGGGTCAGCGCAAGCGAATGGCGGACGGCAAGGTCAGCCTTCCGTACAAACAATTCCTCGGCTACGAGAAAGGTGAGGACGGCCTACCGCAAATAGTTCCTGCCGAAGCAAAAATTGTTCGCCTCATCTTTCGTCTCTACATGGAGGGCAAGACATTCTCGGCAATTGCCAAACACCTCGAATGTCATAACATTCCGTCACCTGCAGGTAAGAAAACGTGGCAAACGGCGGTGGTTCAATCAATCCTGACCAACGAGAAATATAAAGGCCATGCCCTACTGCAAAAGACTTTCTGTGCAGACTTCCTCACGAAGAAAATGGTCAAGAACGAAGGACAGGTTCAGCAGTATTACGTCGAGAACAGCCATCCCGCCATTATCGAACCTGATGAGTTCGACGCCGTTCAGCTTGAAATAGAGCGACGTAAGAACCTCGGCAGACCCACGAGCAGCACGAGTATATTTGCATCCCGACTTATCTGCGCGGATTGTGGCGGCCGCTTTGGCAAGAAGGTCTGGGGCAGTTATAAGGGCGACAAGACCTACCGCAAAGAAGTCTGGCAGTGTAATGATAAATACAAACGGCTCGGAAACCCCGGAAAGGGATGCCAGACGCCACATATCACCGAGGAAGTGATCAAGGAAAGGTTTTTAGCCGCATTCAATCAACTAATGCATAACCGCGATGAGCTGATTGAAGACTGCCGACTTGCTCAAAATGTCTTTTGTGACACCACGGCAATTGATACAGAACTTGCCGAATTGTTCCGTGAGATTGAGGTTGTTACCGAACTATCCAGAAAGGCAATTTATGAAAATGCCCGATCGGCGGTAGACCAGAAGGAATGGACGGAGCGTAACAACGCCTATCTCGAACGCCACCATAAAGCTTCAAAGCAAGTCGATGAGTTGGAAGCGATCAAGCGAGAGCGCCTTGGCAAGGGCAAAATCATCGAAGGCTTCATCAAAGACATTGAGAGCCGACCGCTTGCCATAGCTGAGTTTGACGAAAAACTGTGGCTTGCTGTAATCGACCAAGTGACGGTCAACCAAGATGGCGCAATGACATTTAGATTCAAAAACGGCTCGGAAGTCACAGCTTAA